AGGTTGCGGCTGGCCCTCAGTTCGCTGGCCACGTCGTCGGACTTTTTGACGATGTGCAGCTTGAAGGGCAGCGTGGTCAGGTCGTACTCCCACCGCCAGCCGTCCAGCGTGCCGCAGATCGTTTCCAGCGCGGCGAAAACCGTTTGGTTGTTAAACTGATACGGCAGCGTCCGACTGAACTCGAATTTGCCCAGCGTCCAGACGGACTGCCGGCTCAGCGCCTGCCGGGCCATGCTCTCCGCGCTGGCGTTGCTTCCGCCCAGGCTGCCGAAGATCAGCACGTCCTTCAGCGTGGAGATCACATGCTCCAGCTGGACCGTGCGCGTGTTCCTCTCGAAGGCGGTCTCCACACTCTTGACCCGCCAGATGATCCCCTTGCCCGGGTCGGTGTCGTCCTTGATCCAGTCGTCCACGGTCAACACCGGGGCCTCCGGGCCGATGGTGATGCTCGACGTGCTGACGCCCCTGTCGATCAGGTTGAGCGGCTGCGTCTCCGGGTAAAATACCGCCTTCGGCGTCAGCGTCTGTCCTGCCAGCAGGATCATCACACATACCTCCCATAGCACCGCACGGTCAGCAGGCCCGCCCGGCGCGACGTCCAGCCGACGGTCACGCTGCCGGGAGAGACCTTGAGCTCATCGTCGCTCTCGGCCTTCCGCGCGGCCATCGCCGACCGCCAGGCGCCCTCGGCGCTCTGGATGCGGATGCGCAGCAGGCCCTCGGCGTCGTGGTCGAGTTCCAGCGTCTCCCCGGGCATCAGGCCCAGGGCCTCGAACGCCATGGAGTGCGCGCCCGCCGTCAGGGTAAACTCCGACAGCTCGGCGGTGCTTGTGTTCTGCAGGCTGAACTCCAGCACGCTGGGCGCGGTGCCTGCGATCTCCAGCGCCTTGGAGTTGCCCTTCGTGGTCGGTGCCACGAAGCTGGACGGATTGGTGCCCTGCCAGAAGGGCACGCCGTATGCCCGGAATGTGGTCGTGTACTCGCTGGCCCACTCGGCCAGGTCGCCCGCCGCCGGCAGCTGCGCGCACCGCACGTAGATGCGCCGGCCCGGGCGGATGTTGGTCGTCAGCCATCCGCCGCCCATGGCCCAGGCGGTCACCTTCTCGAAGATCTCACGCCGCTGCACCAGCTCATCCGCGCTGGACCGCAGCCGGATCCCGAAGGTCACGTTCACGTCCAGCGGTTCCCGCTGCTCCGAGGAGACCCGCTGGCCGCCCCCGAACCGGTTCGCGGTGGTGATGTTCAGCCGCGCCGCCCCTTCGGTGACGCCCAGCACCAGCACGCGCTCGTCCAGCTCGTCCAGCTGCGCGCCGTTCAGCGCCACGCGGTGTTTAAGCTGCATACACTCACCTCAATTCAGGGTAGGCCCGTCCGCCGATGGCGTAACTCACCGTCGGGGCTACCAGGTTGCCTACCACCGTGCCGTCCAAGTAGACTTTGATATTGCTCACGCCCTTGGCCACCGCGCTGTAGATCGTGCCGGGCAGACCCTTGAAGCCGGAGAGGCCGTCCGATAGCTCTCCCATGAGGGCTTTGTTGTCGTCGTCCCTGTAGGCGTTGGCCACGCCGGTCGTGATGGAGTCCTCAATCCTTGCGTAGTCCAGCCAGTCCACGCTGCCCGGGTTCTGCTGTTCCTGTTCCACCGCGCCTGACATGGCGACGGTCATGTCCGTGGCCAGCTTGTACCACTCATCCGCGCCGATGTAGTCGTCCATGATCTTGGTGAGCTCGACGGGGTCCAGGTGGCTGTCATCCAGGTAGCCCCGCTGCTCGGCATAGCGCTTGAAGAAAACGTTGTCCGGGTCAGCGGCCAGGTACTCGTCCGCGTACATGCGGAAAGCGTTCTTGATGCCCGCCAGGCCGTCGTCGTCCATTCCGGCGTTCCGGGAATACTCCAGGCCCTCCACCATGGCGTCCAACATATCCTGCAGGTGCGTCACGGCGGAACTGCCGTCCAAGGCCAGCAGATCGTCATAGGTGTCGCGCTTTTGGTTGTACTCGCCGAAGTCGCGCTTCACGTATTCCTTGTCGAGGGTCGTGGCGATGCCCGTCACCGTCGCGACCAGCGCTGCCCACGGTGCGGCAGCGGCGAGAAAACCGCCGCCGCCAGCCGCAGCAGCTCCGCCAGCCGCACCTGCACCACCGCCAACCGCAGCAGCTCCGCCAGCTCCGGCAGCCGCACCAGCGCCACCAGCAGCGGCGCCCAGACCATTGAATGCCGAGATCACCTTCAGCTGCGCGATCATGCCGGTGATCTGAAATCCTATAGTCGCCAGCTTCGCCATCAGGCCAATGCTGAAGATACCCAGCAGGGCCTTCCCGACGAGATCGGCGTGTTCTTCGATCCATGCGAGCGTGTCCGCAATTCCAGACAGCATCTTCCCGATGCCGGCGATCACCGGGTCGTCGTCGTCCGCCCAGTCGGAGCCGATGTCCTTCAGCAGGATCAGGGCCTGCTCAATAGCCTGCCGGACCTTCGCAAAAAACTGCTGGATGTTCTTCTTCATCTCCTCCAGGGCCGCGTCCTGTTCTTCCTTCGTGTCTGCCTTCATGAATGCGTTCAGGGCATCCAGACTGCCGGTCACGTTGATCATCAGGTCCGCCGCGATCGGCGCCAGGCCTCCGGCCACGCTTTCCTTGATGGCCTTCCACTTTTCGTCGATCTCGTTCATCTGCACCCAGACGTCGTTCAGCGTGGCCATGGTCTCCGAATCATAGCCGAAGCCGCCCTTGTCCGCGTCGAAGTCGTCCAGGTAGCCCTTGATGCTTTCCCAGTCGTTCAGCACGTCCATGGCCTTCGTGGCCTTTTTCTCGCCGAAGATGGTCTCCCAGATGTTGTCCATGTTCTGGCCGGACTGGCGCAGCTCATACAGCCGGTCCATCACGGCGATGGCGTAGTCCCATTGGTCCTTGTAGTTCACATCGGACACGCCCAGCAGCTCCGTGATTGCCTTCTGCTTCCCGCCGATGTTGATCTTGCTCACGATCTGCTGGAAGTCGGAGAAGCTGTTCGCGCTGGCGCCCACCGCGCGGGCCCACTGCTGGACCTTCCCCGGATCAGTGTTCCAATACCCCGCGATGTCCGTCCACTGGTTCGCCTTTTCGGCGGTCTGGCCAATGAAGTCCCACAGCTGCTCAACGGTATCACGAACGGTGTCCACCAGCCCGGTAAATATGCCCTCCAGCGCCCCGCTCACGCTATCGCCGATGGAGGCGATGTTCTGGACGGCGTCGGCGAAGCTCTTCGAGGCCGTCACACCCTCGGCGGTGGCGTCGCTGGCCCCGCGCATGCCGTTCTCCAGCGTGCCCAGTTCATTGGACATGTTGGCCAGCGTGGCGCGGGCATAGTTGAGTTTTTGCTCCCATTTTGCAACAACTTCTTCGTTGTCGCCGTATTTGGTCTTTGCCTCGTCCAGGGCCTTGCGGAGGGTCTCGACGACCTTCTCCTGTTCGGCGATCTGCTTCTGCAAGCTCTTGACCTTGAGTTCGTTTTTCTGTTGGGCGGTGGCGTTCGCGCCCAACTCGGCCGTCTCGGCTTTCAGGGCCGAACGCAGCGACTTAAGATGACGATCCGCCGAGTCCAATGCGGCATTATACTGTTTCTCGCCGTCCAGCACGAGTCGCGTCCGCATCTCATTTCTGCTGCCCTTCGCCATGCCCGTCACCTCCCTATCAGACCAGACCCGTCCGCCTGGCGATCTTCGCGCCCATCAGCCTGGCGTCATACTCGGCTCTCAGCTTGTACAGGTCCAATATCCAGCCCGGCAGCATGTGCCGCGCCTCTGAAAACGACACCCCGGCGATCAGCGCGCAGCTGTAATACTCCCGCGCGCGCATCGACCGCCGGTTCATCCGTTTTTTGCTTCAATCTCTTCCAGGTAGCCGTCGTGGGTGTCGTCGTCGGCCTCGCCGCCGTTCGCCGTCTCCACGTGCATGCCTTCCTTCATGGCGGCCTTGATCGCTTCCGCCACCAGCCTGAACGTGCCCATGGGCGCGTGCTTTAGCGCCGCCTCGGTCACGTCCGCCTCTTTGCCCTCAAAGTCGCGCTGGCAGTTCGCCATGATCACGAACACCCGGCGCACCGGGCCGACCTTGCCCTCGCCGATGGCTTCCAGCATGCCCTTGAGGCTGCCGTATTCCTGCTCCACCTGCTCCAGAGCGTCCAGGTCGAACCGCAGCCCGTACTCATGGCCGTTAACCGTCACATTTGCCATGGTCATTTCCTCCCCTGTTTATGGGGCGGGGTTGCCCCCGCCCACGTGTCGTCAGCTGATGCCCGCCAGGCTGTTCAGCCAGGTGCGGATCGCCGCCTCGGTGGCCGCGCTCTTGGTGATGTAGTAGGCGATTTTGCCGCCGCTCGTCAACTGCACGCCCGCGCTCTCGCCGGTCAGGTTGGCAGACTGGAACTGCGTATTCTCGCCCTTGGTGCTGGCGTTGTCGTCGTTCAGGCCGAACTGCACCTTGTAGTGCCAGTAGCCCACATAGGACACGACGCCTGCCGTGATCTCCTTCATGATGTAGCCGAATCCCACATAGGGCGCCGGATCCTCCACCACGGTCAGCTCGTCGCTGTTGCTGCTGCTGCCGGGTTCGAAGCCCAGCAGGCCGGTCTTCAGCTCCGCGGGCAGCCGTGCCAGCTCCAGCGCGATGGTGGCGCTCATCAGGCCGTTGTCGCGCTCGACCAGGTGGTCGTCCGCGTACTGCTTCACATCCTGTCGGTTCAGCGTCACGTTCGCCGCGATCATCAGATCCGCGATCGTCGCGCCGCCGGTGTAGGTCACGGCGCTGCCCGCGCCGCCGCCGCTGACCTTCGCATAGGTCAGGCCTTTAAGACCAATTCTCGCCATAGCTCAATGCCTCCAATACTCATGTTCTTCTTCGCCGCCGCTTGCGGCGCGACTTGCCCCGGGAAGTGCCGTTGTGCCCGCTGGGCTTGTTCGGCGTCAGCTCCACCTGTGGCACCTCGCCGGTGGCCAGGAACTGCGCCCACACCTCCTCCATGGCCGGGACGGCGAAATCGGCGCTGTAGGCGTCGGCGTCGTCCACCCAGTAGGTCGGATCCGCCTTGCTGTGGCCGTAGTGGAGGATAAAGGCCTTCTCGGCGTTGCGCACGCCCTTGCGGTCCGTGCCCTGCGGGTAGATGTCGATGAACTTGACGTCCCCGGCGCTCTTGGGCTCCCTGGCAAAGCCGATGCTCTCGATCATGTCGCCGGTATCCCGCAGGCCGTGCTCCTCGGCCGCCAGCTTCCAGGCCTTTTTCACGCCCTCGGCCCCGGCCTGCAGCACCGCCCGCGCCACATGGCCCGTCAGCTGCTGCATCCGGTGCATCTCCTCAATCATGGCGTCGAGGCCGTCCGTCTCGAACCGTGCCATGTCAATACGCCTCGCAGTCGTAGATGTGGTGGATGTAGCCGGTGTCCGCCTCGTAGTCGGTCAGGTGCGCGAAGCACACCGCCGGCGCGGCCTCCAGGGCCGCCTCCAGGGCCGAGGCGATGGCGTCGCCCTCGGTCTTGGTAAAACGGTCGATGGCGAAGCTCCGCGCGCCGTGGTGCTTGTCGTCGGCCATGTCGCCCAGCAGCCGGCGCTCCCGCCATACGGTGTAGGCGTCGCTGCCGGTGTGGGCGCTGTCGTAGTGCCCGGCGTTGG